CGTGTAGGCGGGCCTGAACGCCAGACATCACCTTCATGCTACGCTCCATAAGAGCTAATGTGGTTCCTACCGGCGCCTGCGGGTTAAGATTTCCGACTTGTACATCAGCAACGGAACCAATCCGTCTCCCCTCTTCCACGATGTTTCCGAGCAACTGATAGAGTACCGATGATGGCTCCTTGTAAGGAAGGAATGCAATTGAATCCCGAATTGCACCACCCGGCACGTCCACGTCGCGGAACTCACCCGGCATGAGAGGCGAATCGTCACCTTTAATACGAAGACCGCGAGCTTTGAGACCAGCGGGTAGGTTAGAGAGCGTACCCGCGTCAATAAGCTGTCTAAGAATACTGGTGGCGCTTTTAGCAAGACCACCAATAAGATGAATAAGGCCCGTTCCATAAAACCCAAGTCCCGGTAGGTATCTATAGTGAACAAAGTGCGCTCTCTTGCGCTTTTTAATATCTTCCTCATACCAGTTCCTCCTAATAGACAAAATTGTCAAACTGGACTTATCGATTGTTACAACATAGGGGCGAGCCAGACCATCTGGGTCTTCAAATGGCTCAGGCATCAAGAGGTCAGCATGAACCTCAAGAATGGTGTGTCTGTCGTCATCTTCAAGAACGGCGGTCTCACCATCAATCTCATCGTATTTTTCTTGAATATCAGAATAATCAGCTTCAGGCGCCGGAAGATCAATATCAAGGTAAAACCCGTTAAACTGAAGCTCAGCAATCTCATTAGGGGTTTTCTTCATCACATGGGTGTAGCGAGGCGCGGTAGCTAGGTCAGCAGCGCCATATGACACAACGAAGTCTTCCGCAGGCACGAACATCGCGCATGGGCGCTCCATGATAGGATCATAATAAACCTTTTTAAATGCCGAACCGGCCAACGGAAGGCGGAACAGCATCTGCTCAGTTTCATCGCGGTACTCACTCATCTCCTCAGTGAGAAGATAATTCATCTCATCTTCTACGCGCTTTGCCTGATCAAGCTTTTCTTCGTCTTTTTTGCCAATAATTTTTGTACGAACTGGCCCGGAAGCTGGAAAAAGCTCACTCATCGCCTGAGCTTGGAACCGAACAACAGCTTCTGTTAGGACTGGGTGGAACACACCCGCTGCGCCTGCCCACGGCTGGGTGCGCTCTTCAATCTTCATGCCAAGAAGATCTAGGCCTTTTACATATGATCTTGCCCAATCCTTGCGGGATTGCCGGTCAGCCACAAAATCTTCAACAAGTTCTGACGCCAGAACCTGAAGATCAGCATCTTCAATATATTCAGCTAGGTTAGCATCATGGTCTGGTCCGATAATATCCTCGGTAAACTCACCGTTAAAGTCGATGATTACCTCTTCGCCGTCAGACTCTATGGAAACTGCATCAGGGTTCATTACCTGAATTTCTACTTCTTCCGTGCCTTCCATGTCCACATCGGCGGGAAACATCTGTTTTTCTACAGCCATAATGTATAAATCCTATTTTTTGTTCGGTGCTTGCATGATAACAGAATATTGCCCATGATGGGAGTGGGACAGATCACCGGTAACCGTCCAGCCCATAGACTCATATTTTTTAACGTCTTTGTGCAAAACGTATCTTAAAACTCTTGTTTTAGTAGTATTCAACTGGCCTTCTGTATTTTGGCTCGTCATCCCATTCATCCATCGAACTCCTAATCCATCCCCCTTGACGGAATCTCAATAAAGCCTGTGTCGTGGAGTCAACCAAGTCGTCATGCTCCCCAGCAGGAAATGCGGCGCACTCCTCAATCACCTCTTCAGCCCACCTTGTTGGGGGCGCCCATATGACACCTGACGCAAAAAGATCACTTACTGCGTTAGCTCTAGCTATCTTATCCTGTCCACGGGACGGTGTAAACTCCGTAACCGGTATTCCCATCGCCCGCAACTCAAAAATAAGGGGAGAACCGGCTGCTTTCGCCTCAACAATCATCTGATCCGGCTCATATTCCCAATATTTCTCATATGCGGCGCGTTTTAGCTCAGGAAACTCCAGTTTTTCTTTATATGCGTCTAATAATATTAGGTTAGGCACTGTCTCGCCCTGTTCATTGGGGTAATTGAAAACCCCCCATGTCGTACAGGCTGAATAGTCCGCTCGCTGCGTTTTCAGAAACGCAGTATCCCAGCTCTGAATAATAGCTTCGCACGGTGGCGGGCTATCTTTTTCCCATTCTTGCCACCATTCTCGCTTAATTAGCGCGCCTTCTTCCGAAGTTGGGTCTTGCTGATACTGTGCAGACCATTTGGAGATGGGGAGTTCGGCTTTTAGTGCCTCAAGTTGTTCTATTGGCCAGAACTCAGGCCATAATGGGTCACCTGATGGCATGATTGCCGGTAATTCAATCACCTCCCACTCATCAGCGCCTGCCCTTTGTGTAGCCGCCTTAACAATCTGGCCCGTTAGATCCCTAACTGACCATCTTGTCATCACTACAATGATCGCTCCGCCCGGTTGTAAACGCTGTCGCGGTCCTGATGTGTACCATTCATAGACCTTGTCGTAGACCTCTGGGTTGTAAGCCCCCAGTGCCGCCTCCTGCTCCGAGTGCGGGTCATCGATAATGAGGACATCAGCGCCCTTACCAGTAACTGCACCACCAACACCAATAGCAAAATAGTCACCTCGCTTGTTTGTGTTCCAGCGTCCGGCGGCCTTTGAGTCAGAAGATAGGGATATGCCGGGGAATACTTGCTGGAAATCATCCTGATTGATCAGGTTCCTGACCTTACGGCCAAACCCCACGGCCAGTTCGGCAGTGTGAGCGGTCTGAATGATTTTCTTTTCGGGGTATCTGCCAAGAAACCATGCTGGGAAGAGGTATGACGCAAACTCAGACTTGGTGTGTCGTGGTGGCATGTTCACGATCAGGCGCTTTAGTTCGCCATTTGCCACGCGCTCAAAGGCATCAGCCATAATTGCATGGTGCCGACCAGCAATAAAAGATGGCCACATTTTGTTCACAAAAGTTAAGAAGTCCGTTCTGGACTTTTCTTTACTCTTGGCTTCTTCCAGCTCATTTAAAAGATCAAGGATTTCCTGCTTTTTATCAGCCGGTAAATTCGAGATCCTTGCGTTTATGGCCGACATCTGGCTCATTTAAAGTTATCTCCCCTTTTACTTCTTGGCATTTGTAGTCCTGAGGAACAAATCCATTACCCATGAGGTCGGCTGACATCTCAGCAATGCGATCATGGCACAACTGTTGTGTCTCATATGGGCCTCTACTGTCGAAAAAAACATAGCAAGAAGAAATATCCAAGGCCATACACGCTAGTATGGCCGCCTTAAACATCAATCCTCGCCGACACAGCGGTTCATTAGAACAGACTTTGCCAACTCAAGCAAAAATACCATATCGGGCGCCTTTCCATGCGATGTGGCCATGAACAAGTTTCCTTCGTCAGTCCATCCAACAACAATTGCTTCAGTCATAGAGACCTCGTCCTTTAGGATCCCGAGCATTTCATTCGGATCTAGCTCAGATTCCTCGTCAAGCCCGGCACCACGCGGAAATTCAATAATGTTACTAGCCAAAACAATCCCCCTCTCCCTAAGATAATGACGGTGGGGGAGCTAGGGAGGCAGCTCAACCCCACCGGAGCCACCGGGAGACTTAGTGGCTCACAGGCAGTATATAGCATATTACATACTATAACTAGATATATATATATATATAAATATAATCATTACACAGACTATGCGACTCCAATGGCATTTTTTGTAAAGATACCCGGAGGCATTTTTCCGTTGTACTACAGTACAAATTCAATTACATTAAACAAACAGATACATAGCACATTTGTACTAGGGGACAAATCATGAAAAAAGAAAATCATCTCAGTATTGAGGTTATAGAAATCACTGAATTTGAGGATGGCGGGGCAAGGATAACCTTGGATTTGAGTGAAAATGCCAAAAACGCACTCATTTCAGAGGGCATAAAGAGCGCTCTATCCAAAACCATAATCTCTCATTCCGGCTTTGAACTGGAAGATGATTGATTATTTTAGAATAATTATGGGGGCATAGGATTCCTAGGGTCTTTTTCTGCAAAAAAACCCGGAAGCATTATAGATCAAAACCTCGTACAAATTTGAATAGGGGGGGGTAATGTAGCTAAAGTAGCTACTTTGGCCACAAATAGGTCAATGCACCGTAAAGCCCTCAGGATCGTCCCACAGCTCCCATAGCAGTTTTTGCCTTGCAACCACCACTTCCATCATCTGAGAGGCCTCAGAGGCCGTTAAATCGCCCCAAACGACTATTTCCTGCAAGGTACGGCAACATGACATGCATATTCCTAAATCATGGTCTAGGTTGCACATACCGGTACAAGGGGTTGTTTTTGGCTTTTTCGAGATCATTGGTTGTGTAAAACCTCATGTACGGGCGCGGGGAGTGCCGACCCGGGTATCAGGGGGATGGGGGTAGGTGGGGGTCAGTCCGCGGCCAAGTTTTCGTGGGGAGGGTCACTCGCCAAGAATAGCCGCCAACCTGCGCTGGATGTCCGCCTCGATCTCACCGGCTGAACGCTCAACCACGTTCTCTGTCTCGACACGATCACTGAACATGCCGATTGACCTGCCCAATTGCGTGAGGCTTGCCACTCGTGCGCTATCGCTCTCAGCTTGCATTGCTTCAGTCTTCAGCCGATCAATCACCCAGATTTTCAGACGCTCTTCGTCTGTGCGCTTTCGTGCGCTGATTTCCTCAGTTATCGATTTGATCCTATGTGCAACCTTGGTGTTCTCTGTCGCCAGCTTCGATGCGTTTGACCAGAC